CCCCGAGGTGGGTTATTGGAGAAAATGTCAAAGGCCTTACTAACATCCAAGACGGCGTGGTCTTCGAGACTGTGTGTACTGACTTGGAGGGAGCGGGATACGAAGTCCGGACGTTCAATATTCCAGCTGCAGGTGTCGGTGCCCCGCATAGAAGAGAAAGAATCTGGATTGTGGCTCACGCCAAGTGCTTCAATGAGAGCGAACCGATCGGAAGAAGCGATGAAACACAGAGTAGAATACAGGAAGAGCATAGGCAGAACGACAGTGCCACCGGGAAATTTAGCAGAACAGGTTCAGTATGGGGAACCAACAACGGACATGAAGATATGGAGGACTCCCGACGCACATTGCAACAGGGGACCGAGCTCCGAGAAAAGAATGA